CTGCCATGTTGTTCTTGTTGTCAGGATCTGTGTTGGGACCGCCAGATGCGGATGCAAATGCAAGGGCAGTAGCCCTAGCTATAAGGTACTGCTCATCCAGTTCAGATGTATCTGTGTCAGCCGTGAGTAATGCAGGCTTGTCACCGCCTACAATCTTGAGGAGATTGTACCGGGCGATACCGTGATAGTAGTTATCAAAGACGATATCCTTTTCCTGCTTGTCTATCTTCCATAGATTTCTGGGTACTTTTATCCATTCGGCTGAGTCATTGGCAACAACACTGATATCGTCCAGCCATACCGTACAGGCTCCTAAGTCTGAATCATATTCCAGACCTACAGATATGATTGCTGTGTCGTCCTCTGGGTTAGATAGAGCCACTCTACAGAACGTCCATGTGTCTGCTGATAGGGCAGGTACGGACAGAGTTTCGGTAGGTGTGGCACAGCTGGCTGTATCATCCAGTAATATCTTCAGGTTACCAGCAGATGTAGCCACGCTACTTCTCACCCAGAACTCTATGTAATCGTACTGGCTAATGTCCTTACTGGTAATGGAGTCAGTTGCAATATCCCCGGCACTGGCACCAACTGCAATAACAATCCTGTTACTGGCAGTACCCTGCTTCTTCATCTTGGTATCTGCCGTGATAGTGAAGTCGGAATCAACAGTTTCATCCATGGCACTATTGCAGGACAGGAGCCGTGCGGAATCTACACTGGTGCGGTAGTAGATGTTCTGGATCATGGAGATACCAGAGGGTATGTCGAACCTCTGGGTATTACCGTCAGAGTGTAAGGCTAGGCTCTCTACAGGATCATACGCATGACCAGTAGCATCCAGTATGGATTGATTAATGAAATCTTCCACCCTTAGAGGTGGATAGATATCATCCCATAGTTCGTATGTATCACTGGTAGCTGTAGCATTGGCAAATGCAGGGGATACCGTGAGAGTTGTAGAACTAGATGTATAGTCAGAAACCCTGCTGATCTCTACCGTAGAGGCAGAGGCATCATTAAAGACTACCCACTTACCTATATGGTTATCATCCCCACCGACAAGAGTATTGTCTACCAGTGTGGTTGTAGACCCATTTCCACTGGCAGAAGAAACATATGTCGCACCAAGGTTATAACCAATCGACTGACGTAACTGCGCCCTTGTGCGCCCCTGTACTATAGCCATCGGTTACCACCTCTTAGTACTTTTTCTTTTTCTTACGAGTCATAGGTTTGCCAGTTTTCTTGGCATAACTCTTGGCAGCAGCCTTGCCTTTCTTAGTATAGGCGAACTTTTTACTTCCCACCTTTGGCATTCTTGTGCTCCTCTTCCAGTTCTGCGATCTTCGTATCTCTTTCAGATATTACCCTGGACAGGGTTGCAAGCTGAAGTTCCAGATTAGTTACCTGATTCACCTTCTGCTGTAACGCTGCTCTGATATCTTCTTCTGTGATCTCAATCTGTGTGGTCATGGATGTCCTCCTTACCGTAGACCTTTGTAATATATTTTACCGTTACTACTTTCTTTACGCTTGTTGTTATTGATCCTGATCTGATCCAGAATCTTACCAATCTCTTTGCGCTGTTTAACAGTGGGGGCTGGTTTGCTGTGTCTCATCCGCACATCAATCAGCCAGCTTTCAAATGCATTGCCCACCATCTCTTCAATGTGGGCTTTGGAAGTTTCCTCATCTACCAGTACACGGAACTCATGCTTACGGTCAGTGACTTCATCATGTACCCGAAATCGGTACTCGTATATCAGACCACCTGTCTCGTAGTTGTGCCCCACCGGGACAACCCTGCTATGGGTTACTCCCGGTGGAGTCCAGAGTTCTGTCTCTTGCGAAGTAGCTACCATTAGCTTCTAATGTTTAACATTACCCACTGGTAATCAGTAGCTACAGCTGCGATACCCATTGAATGACCAAGGTTAACAAGGTCAGATTCGTCTGAATAGTCAGTTCGTTCTACTGTACCGTCTTCGTCTTGCTGCGAGATAGCAATACCATCACCTACGATACCAACCTGTGCCCCCATAAGGACAGCAGCTGGTCCAGCAGTCTGTACCCAACAGAAGTAATCTGCTGTTACAGGTGCAGTGGTTACACCGACAACTCCTGTAGTTGGAGTACCGTTACCGTCAACAATATGTATGTCCTTGTAAGGACTGTACATTACCCCAAATAGAGAAGATGTTGTTAATGCGGTTACAAGTCCATCTGGCTCATCAATAGTAATCGAAAGTCCAGCTGCGCTGGATACAGCAGTATTGGACTTAATCCTGTATATCTCACCTTCGGCAGGACCATCATTGAAATATACATATGCGTCTTTGTACTGGTCTTTAGTTACAGTAAGAGAAGTAGTGGTAGTAAACGAGGTTGCTCCTGCGGATGCAGCAGCAGATACCAAGTCCATGTCATGTGCTGCTACAGCAGCTATACCATTTACTACGTTACCGCCACGTGCAATAGCAGTATTACTGGCTTCAGCATAGTAGAACACTCTACCATCTGGAGTGGTTGCCCTCGTACCTAGCTTATGCCTCTGGTCAGAAGTCTCTCGCTTCTCCATTCCATAGGCTAAATTTACCGATAATGGGAATGCCATGTCTGAACCTCCTTAAAGGTCACTTGTTTGAGCAGGCTCTAAGTCCTGCGTTCCCTGATGCGTCTTCATATGAACACGCAACCTTGATAGTGCCCCGGCTTTGGTCAGTGCATGAACCTTTTCACCACAGTCCTGACAGACCACAAATTCCTCTGGCTCTGCCTTCTCTGGTTCTGTAGAAACCTCGACATTAACCTTCCGTGCAACACACCACCTGCATTCACAGGTATCGCTAGGCAGGTAAGGGAACATTCCCAACCTAGACTTTTTCAACACATAATCAGGGCTTCCCGGTACACCCTTTATAGCAGAGCCTACCGGGAAAACCTCGTTTCCTTGTATATCCAGACCGGGAGCATGGCGATACAGGGTTGTCTTGGGTTGCCACTCATCGACATACTCCCAGGAATATCCCTGCGCCACCAACTCCTGACGCATCCTCTGTCTATCACTCAGATTAACCATCTAGTCCTCCTATTGGTGTACACCAATACTAGATTAGGCACTGGTAGAAGGAGCAGCTGCATCATATGTAAGCGGTGCTCCCCTACTGTCATCAAGTTCAAATACTCCATAGTCAGCAGTCATTACCAACTCAGTTGCCCGAAGAGATGCATCTCTCTGTCTCTCTGTTCTGGTGTCTACAGACTTGAGAACAGCAAGGGCTGACTTGTCAGCTATAACACCAACAGCATCATCACTGGAGTCAACTGAAAGATTTCCGTCTTCAAAGATGGGAACTCCATTAAGTGGTCGTAACCCACTGAAGAAGTTTCCAAGTAAATCTTCAGACCATCCAGCAGGAACAGGATATGTCGAAGATGCTGTCACCGCAGTGTTAGCTATATCGAATACCGCATTCGGGTGTTGGAGTATGTAGGTCTGTGATCCAAACTTGTTAGCCTTGGTGTAGGCAATTGCTCCAGCTACATTAGCTAAACTCATTGTTGCAGCTGCAGCACCAAGTGTAGTGCCACCATTAAGACCAGAGTACAGAGCGTGTACATCTGTATCTTTCTTTCGTGCCATACCGTCACCAAGCTGACGACCAACAATGCTCATAACATTATCAGCTGCCTGCCTGACTAGCTTGTCAGTTAGGATGACCTTGGCTCCAACCTCTGCTGCCGTGAGGTCAACAGTGGTCATGCCAATGTCTTCCTCATCTATGATGTCCTGACCGTCAGTGAGATCACTCATGGTCATCTGACCGACCTTGGGTACGGTCACCTGCTTTGACCCTTTGGGCAAAGAGAACGACTCTATAAGAGCCATTGCAGGAGCGTTATGCTCCTCTGTGTACCTCGCAGCTGCGAGGATGATTCTCTGGGCATTTTCTAGATTCCCAGTTGTTGCTGTCTGAGCCATAAGTTACCCCCTTGGCTTACTAGATACCTAATACTCTTTTAGCAGCAGCCACCGCATTTGGTGATCTGTCTCCAGCATTATAGCGATCTAACCAGTTTCCGTCACTAGATGCTACTTCAGGTGCGCCCTGAGAATTATCGAATTGTTGGGCTGGCACCTGTGCTTTTCTTAATGTGGCAAGTTCATTTTCCATCTTACGCCTTTCCACTATCTCCTTGGCAAGGGCTTCCATGATCTCTGGACTCTCTGCTTGCTTGAGTACAGGAAGATCAGCAATCGTAAGATTGTATTGGTTGGCAAAATGCTCTGCTGCATTCTGCTTTGCAACAATATGTTGTCCATATGAATCAGCCTGTTTCATCAAGTCTTGCTGTGCAGTCTGACCCTGTACATACTGTCGTGCCTGTTGTTGTGCCTCTTCAGGATTGGCACCCTGAGATTCAAGATGCTGTCTGATCCGTGCCTCTTCCTGTTGAACAGCTGCCCTCTGTCTTACCTGCTCATACTCAGCAGCCTGTCTCTGTAGTTCAGCTATGTGCTGATCTGACATCTGTTGCTGTGGTTGCTGTGGTTGCTGTTCAGGAACAACAGGTTCTTCTGCTGCAGGCTCTTCTGCTACTGGTTGTTCTGGGACAGGAGTCTCGACAATAGGTTCCGATATATCTATATCAGGAACACTGTTAAGTTTGTCCACTTCAGATATAAGTGGATTAACTTCTGGTTGAAACTCATCTGCACCTACCTCTGGTTCAATTAGTGGTGCCTGTACTGGTTCTACCTGTGGCTCTTCGTTCTGACTTACCATGATGTCCTCCTTATCTTGGTAACTTCCTTATTGATCCGGGTTGCTTTCCATAGTGTTTATAAAAATAGGGAGCATTAGATATTCTATACGGAGTGTTACGGAACCACCTGATTAGAATCTTATCCACCCTGTCATTTGCAATAGCAACCTTGTACCTGTGTGATGCTCTTGTTGATTCCATCACCTCAATGACATTCTTT